AAAGAACATACCACGATTCGCTTTTTAACGTATGGACACTAGAACAAGCCTTACATGAAGAGTATAAGAAGTATAAATATATACCTCAACAAAAGTTCGGTGGATACACAGAGTGTTTCGAAATACAGAAAGAGATTATTTTAGCTATACCAGCACAAAAATAGTTCTTGACTTTTCAACTTAAACCCCGTATAATATCTATTCAAATGTAGGAGAAACTCTGTTGAAAGAAATTGTAGCCCCAACACACTGTCCCAGTTGTTCCACGCCTTTGGTGTGGGAAAACGACCAGTTGTTCTGCTATAATACTTCTTGTGAGTCTAAAACTCATAAGCTGATAGAGCACTTCTCTACTACTTTGAAAATCAAGGGACTAGGCCCATCATCTATCCAGAAACTCAGAATTACTTCAATACCACAAATATATGAGCTGAGTTTGGGCGATATGGTAGAGTCTCTTAACTCCGAGAAACTTGCTACTAAACTATTTGACGAGATACAAGAGTCTAAGAAAGCTAGTCTTTCTGAAATTCTACCCGCTTTTTCTATCCCACTGATAGGCAAATCGGCTTCTTCCAAATTATGTTCCGTAGTAAGTAGTATCTATGACTTTAATGAGGAGGCATGCACTAAAGCGGGGCTTGGCCCTAAGGCCAGCAATAACTTGCTGGACTGGTACAATACCACGTTTCTCCGCGACTACAAGTGGCTACCTTTTGCATTTGAGTCCGACGAAGTAGTTTCTGTTATTGAGCCGAAAGGTGTGATATGTATTAGTGGGAAACTAACATCTTTCAAAACGAAAGCAGAAGCAGAAAAAGCTCTTATTAGTCGAGGCTATATAGTAAAAAGTTCCTTTACAAAGGAGGTAACTATCCTCGTTAATGAGAGTCAAGTAGAATCTTCAAAAACTAAAAAAGCTAGAGACAGTGGAGTCTCTATCATAACAAACCTTAACCAATTATTAGGAAATTAAAATATGGCTATTCCAAAGTGGAACGACGAACGCACCGCATCTCTTGTAGAGTTTGTAGGCGATGAGTCTCCAGTATCCTACGCTACAGTCGTAGAAGCTGCTAACCAGCTAGAAACCTCACCTCGCTCTATCGCGTCTAAACTTCGCAAGATGGACGTTGCCGTTGAATCTTCAGCAACTGTAACCACTCGTGCCTTTACAGACGCACAAGAGTCTACGTTGCGTCAGTTTGTATCTGACAATGCAGGCGCTCACACTTACGGTGAGATCGCAGACGCTTTTGAAGGCGGAAACTTTTCTTCAAAGCAGATCCAAGGCAAGTTGTTATCAATGCAACTGACCGAGCACGTCAAACCTACTCCTAAAGTAGAAGCTGCTCGTACCTTTACTGAAGCAGAAGAAACTATCTTTGTTGACCACGCAAGTAACGGCGCTTTCTTGGAAGATATTGCAGAGGCTCTTGGCCGAACTGTTAATCAAATCCGAGGCAAAGCTCTTTCTTTGTTACGTTCTGGTGAAATCAGTGCGATTCCTGCACAGAAAGAAAGCAAAGCTGCATCGCGCGTTGATCCTCTCGAAGGCGTTGACGTTAACGGTCTGACTGTTGAAGAAATCGCTGAAGCGATTGGTAAAACTGCCCGAGGTGTTAAAACTATGTTGACACGACGCGGTTTAACTGCATCAAACTATGATGGAGCAGCCAAAGCAGCCAAAACTGCTGGCTAGTCTACCGTTGTACCCTTGCTAGGGCGGGTCTTCGGTCGCGTCCTAGCTTTTTAATGCCTAACAGTTCTTACGGAGATAGTAATAGTGAATCTTGCAAGTGTACTGCTCAAATCTATAATCGCTAACGGCGACATGGATACGTGGGCTGCATCTCAAAAACACTATTTCCCCGTAGAGTTCTCACCTGTGTGGGACTATCTAGACTCCTATGTAAGCACACACAGTGCCCTACCTTCTTTCCCCGCAGCTAATCTAGCTATCAGAGACTCTAACCTTAGAGAAAGATTCTTTGCGCTAGAAAAAGTTGAGGAAGTGGATATTGAAGGTAAGACTTTACTTGAGTACCTCAAAAATGAGTTCACTCAAATAGAAATTATGAATCAACTAGAGACCTATCTTACTAACTCTATCGCAATGGAGTCAGCTTCCGAGAATATCGAGGGCTTACAGAACATTGTAATGGAAGTAGAACAGAAAGTTGAGTTGAAAGACGTAAATGAGGATATGCGAAGAATGTCCTTGTTTGAGCCAGAAGAATCGTTGATACGAAATGTTCCTCTGGGCTTAAACTTAGACTACGACCGCATACAAACTTTTGGGCCTACCGAGCTTGTATTAATAGGAGGCAAGAAAGGTACAGGTAAATCTGTTACTTGTGCTAACATTGCTTCTACAGTATATGAAGCTGGTAACTCCGTGATATATTTCACTATAGAAATGACCGCGCGAGCTACTATGCAGAGATGCTGTTCTATTGCTACAGGTATACCACAGAAAGCTCTAAGGACTCGTAACCTCTCAGTAAATGAGTGGGAGACCCTTGCGCTGTGGTGGTCTGGACGATACGAAGATGGCGAGAAGGCATACACAAAGTACCTGTTCCACAGAGACTTTGATAAGTATCATGCTGAACTAATTGCTAAGCCTTTACGGGAAAAGCAAATAGATATAGTATATGCACCTTCTCTTAATCTTGGTCAAATCCGTACTGAGCTTGATAAGAAAATGGCTAGGCTTAAACCTAGAGTGATCTTAGTAGATTATATTAATCAAGTGAAGCGATCTTCCGTCCCTAATAGAATGGGACAGTATGATTGGACAGAACAAATAGAGGTATCCAAAGCGTTGAAGACTTTTGCGCAAGACTACGATGTTTTGATGGTTTCTCCGTATCAAATTGATGCTACAGGAGAAGCTAGATTCGCAAAAGGTATCTTAGATGCTGCGGATGCCGCTTTTGTATTAGAAACTTACTATAATAAAGAAGGTGTCAAAGAAAATGCTGTTACCTTCGAGTGTACAAAAATGAGAAACGCTGAAGAGAAAAACTTTACCTCTTTGGTTGACTGGGACTCTTTAAGATTTGGTCCTGAAAGTGCCTCAATACCTTCCGCTGATTCTGGGGAAGAGTCTTATGACGATATTGAAGGCGGTTTTGCATGAGTCAAGTTATAGAATTATTAGAAGACAGAGGTATATTTTATAAGCTGTCTGGCAGGGATGTACTAGTGGCGTGCTTAAATCCTGAGCATGAAGATAGAAGCCCAAGTATGAGAATTGATAAAGTTCTAGGTGTGTTCCATTGTTTTTCCTGTGGGTATAAAGGTAATCTATTTGCTCATTACGACGTAGATTATAGTACCACAGCCGTTAAAAGAGAACAGATTAATAGAATTATTGCGAATTTGCGGTCCGCTGGGGTGGGCCTACAGCTTCCAGAACAGGCTATGCCATACATAGGTAATTACAGGGGCATAAAACCAGAAACGTATAAGAAGTTTGGCGCTTTTCGCCATCACGTTTCGCCTTTTAGTGGTAGGATTAACTTTCCTATTACGGACACTTCTGGAAGGGTTGTTGCGTTTCAAGGTAGAGATGATACAGACACTCTACCCAACAAATATATGTTCCACCCCAGCGGGGCTAAGCTGCCTTTGTTCCCTAATGTTCGCCCACTTCAGGGGCGAGTCATTCTAGTAGAAGGCATATTTGATATGTTAAACCTTCATGACAACGGACTAGAGAATGCTATATGTTGTTTTGGAGTGAAGAACTTTTCAGAAACAAAACTTAACTTTCTGAAGATTTCTGGAGTACAAGGTCTTGATATAATGTTTGATGGAGACCATGCGGGAAAAGAAGGAGCCGAGCAAGTAAGAAAAATAGCCGGTAATTTCCCTACAAAAATAGTAAAGTTACCAAATGATAGAGACCCGGGGTCTCTAGACAGTAAATATATTGAAACTTTAAGGAAGAATTTATATGGCTAAGGTAGCCCTAGTACAATCTAAACCTGGTAAGATGGATTGGGAGCAGAACTTTGATAAAGCGTTTGAGATAGACGTTTATTCACTCGCTTCAGATCCTACACTAACGAAAGTTCTTAAAAAAGATGTAGATATTCAAATTGATGTTGACGCTTATGAGTGGGTTATTGTTGTGGGTTCAGAAGCCTTAAAATACTTCACGAAAGTAACTCAAGTTATGCAGTATGCAGGAACTATTGTAGACGATAAATTTTTACCTATTATTAATCCCGCAATGCTCTCCTTTAAACCAGAAGCTAAGAAGGCGTATGATACTGCTAGAGCCAACATACAAGGATACATATCGGGGGACAAGAAGAAGGTAGAAATAAATGACGAAAAATTTGTCGGTATTACAACGACTGAGGGAACTTTGGAGTACATTCAGAGATGTATTGACTCGCCCCTCGACTATATCGGAATCGACTCAGAGACTACTGGTCTGTATCCTCGGAATGGGCATATTCTTGGTATTAGCTTGTGTTATAAACTTGATGCAGGTGCTTATATTAATGCCGATACTATTGATGACTCCGTAGAAGAGAAACTTCAGGAGTTGTTTGACAAGAAGCGTATGGTATTCCATAATGCTAAGTTCGATATTCCAATGTTTGAGTATCACTTCAATGTGAAAATCTCACGGTTTGAAGATACAATGCTCTTGCATTACATGCTTGATGAAAACCCAGGCACTCACGGCCTGAAGATGCTAGCTATGAGGTATACAGATTACGGTGACTACGAGAAACCTATGTATACTTGGATGGATGATTATCGTAAACAACACGGTGTATTAAAAGATGATTTCAAATGGGAGTGGATTCCTTTTGAGGTTATGCAGACTTATGCTGCCATTGATGCCTGTGCTACCTTTACAATTTTTGAGAAATTCGAACGAGCATTACAGAAAGGTAACCCCAAGTTAATGCGCGTATACAAAGATATATTGTTGCCTGCATGTAGATTTCTTATCTCTATGCAAGATAACGGTGTCCCCTTTGATGTAGATAGACTAGTTGCTGGACAAACTCTTATGGAGAAAGAAATCTATGCAGCAGTAGAAACTTTACAGGCTCACGAAGCTGTAATAAAGTTTCAAAAAGAAGAAGAGAAGACGTTTAATCCTAACAGTGTTCTTCAATTAAGAAAGTTACTATTCGACTATTTAAAGCTAGAGCCAGTTGGAATTAAGACTGCTAAAGGAGAAAACTCTACTAATGCGGAAGTATTAGATAAGTTGTCTCTTCAGCATGAAATTCCTAAACTAATCCTAGACGTTCGTAAGAAAACTAAGATTAAGAATACTTATCTTGATAAGATTATTCCTCAACTTGATCGAGATAGTCACTTGAGAACTAACTTTAATTTACACGGAACTACCTCTGGAAGACTATCTTCTAG